TCAATCGTACGTTTCAAGCAAACGATTGTTTACCTATTCGGGCGAGTAGCGTTCATGCGAGTACTGTTCAGGCGAGTACTGTTCGATGTGCGCTTGAGTAGTGTTCGTTTGACCAGGGGGGGAGGGGGATCGGGTGGCGGGTGTCTACGAAAATAGCTATTGGTATCAACCCCCCGAAAAAAATGCTCAAATGGCGAACCGAAAAAATATGCAAAGGGGCTTGACATATTCTGAGCAAATGATAAAAAGCGGCATGAGCAGTCCAGTTAGTTATGATTTGCAGGGTCAAGGTGGTGGTATTGTTATTATCGCCAATGGGGAAGAAATAGCCAACTTCCGTTGGATTCAAGTGATTAACGATGCTGTTTTCAGTTCTATTGTTACTACTAATATTGGCGATTCTGATAACTTACACAATATTACTATTCCTGCTGGGGTTGGGTTTGGTGGACGGTTTACAAATATTGCCGTAACTAGTGGGGTTGTAATTGCCTATTACGCTTAATGAGTCAGTTTGCGCAGAGTGGCAGTGCGATGGATGATGGGCAGTCCTCTGATGGGGACGGAGGTTTTATTGGGATCAATCAGCGACTGCAGTTGAATCAGCTTGAGACTGGTGAGGTGCGTGAGTCGTTGAATGGTCGGATGGATGGATATTGGAAGCCTCGTAAGGGGATTGTGGCTAGGACTGAGTCTTTGACTAGTGGTGGTAGTCCATTGCAGTTGCCCTTCTTCCTGATTGATTCTGCGAAGAGCATTACTGCTGCCAGTGTGTCGAGTGGTGTGGTAACGATTACGATTACTGGTCATGGGTTGACTGGCACGGCACTGGCTCGCGTTGCTGGGTTAGTTGGTGATGTCGAGATGAATGGTGACTTTACGTTGACCGTAGCGAGCGTGGATACGTTAACGTATTCGGTGCCTGGGTTAACGACGATCAGCGATCAGACTGGCACCTTGTCTACGACTCCCATCAATGATGCAGCTAACGTGAATGTTCGGGCATCTTGTTTGTTCAGCGATCCAAACTCGTCGAATGCCGAGAGTGTGGTGCTGGCATTGGATACTAAGGCGATCTTGGTAGATCTCGATGGGTATACCACACAGGACATTGCGTATCCTACTGGCAAGACATTGTCTGGTGATACAGAGATGATACAAGCGTTTGATCGTGTGTTTTTGTTTCGTGATGGAGCGCAGGGGTTTGAGTGGTTCAAGAATGGTCGCCAGATCGAGAGTGCTAGTCAGGCAGGGACGACGACAGTGACGATGCGTATTAAGGATCACGGATTGTCTGTGGATGATTCTATTGTTGTCAGCGGATTGACTGGTGGAACTCCTGCCAATGGCACGTTCGTTGTGCTGTCTGTGACTGACAAAGATGTGTTTACATATACGTTTACGACATCTCAGACGCAGACATTCACGGTGACGAATGGTGTGCTGAAAGCTGGGTTTACTTTGGTGCCTGGAGGCGTATATACGCAACCACAGGTTTTTAGCGTTGTAGGTAACGATGGTTCTGTGACGAATGGTGTTGTGAGCTTGACTGTATCAGGCAACACCACAATTCAGGCAGGAGATACGATCGTGATTTACGAGACGACTGTTCCTGCGTTCAGTGCAATCTCTGGGCAGTCCTTTGAAGTGCTAAGTGCCACTACAACCAACATTTCGTTTATTGCGCCTGTGGCTAATCTGGCTACATTGGGTGGTGGGTTAATGGTGGAAGTTGGGGGAAGGTTTAGTCTTGGCATTGGGTTCATTCATCAACCGGCTCCACCATGGGGAGTTTACTTCCAGCGTCGATTGTGGGTTCCGTTTTACTACGAACCTGGTGGCACGTTTAGCTCTCCGAGCTACACAAGCAGGAAAATTACTGATGAAATAACCGTTTCGGATATTTTAGACAGTCATACGTTTGATCAGATTGCCAATCAGTTCAGAATTACCGGTGGAACCGCAGATCATCTTGTAGCAATGCAAGGATTCTACGAAGACAAGCTCGTTGTTTTGAATCGAAACAGTTTGCATTTGATCAGTGGCACAACTGGGTCATTAAATGACACCAAAGTGACGGCATTGACGGATGAAGTTGGGTGTTTGGCAAGGAAAAGTGTGGTCATGAAAGGAAATGCCATGTTTTTTCTGTCTGATGACGGTGTGTATGCTGTAGAATTCCTCAATGATTACAATTTGCGAGGCGCGGATGAGCCAATTTCCAAGAACATCCAGCCATACATTGACAGAATCAACAAAAACTTGGCTAAAGATGCTGTTGGAGTGCTGTTCAACAATCGATATTACCTTGCTGTTGCCCTGGACTCGATTGTTGGAGCTAATGATGCGCGTGGAAACAACACAATTTTGGTGTTTAACTTCCTGAATAAAGGATGGGAGTCAGTTGATACGTTTGGAGCGACTGATTTCGTCATTAAAAACATCATCATTGGAAGTGCTGCTGAAAGAAATAGCATCTATGCCGTAACATCCGCTGGTGGATTGCATGAATTAGAAGTGTCTGAGACATCAAACGACATCCTGATGTCTAGTGGATCTCAAACAAGCGTTTCAATCAACTCATCTTTGACCACCAGAGGATATTCCTTTAACAATCTCGATCGCAAACGATTCACAGATGGTCAAATCACCATGCAATGCGTCGATGGTGGTCTGGGTGAGTATAACATCTCCTTTGCTGCAGAAGATCCAGACAACAATCAACCGATTGGAACGACAACAACCTTCCTGGGTGGAGAAGTTCTAGGCACTGGATCAACCAATGAAGACGAGACTGGAAACATTCGTTTCCGCCTCGGAGGCATCAGGGGATACTTGGGAACCTTAACCTTGACAAGAACTATCGGTTCTCCTAAGATTACGTCTATAAGAGTCACTGGTTCTGTGACAAATCGACAAATTATATCACAAAAATAACATGGCTGGGGTAGTAGAAACAACACATACTTTTGCAAACAACGAGGTTATTACCAGCACGTTGATGAATAACATCATCGACGAGACGCTATTCACTTCTGATGCCTTGGTTTCTGGAAATGGAACTCTTGCGCTAGTAGCTGGCAAGCTCAAGGTCGCAACAGCTGGCATTACGTCCAACGAAATGGGAACAGATGCGGTGACTGCTAATGCTATTGCCAGTGGAGTCATTACCAATGCCAAGATTAGTGCTACTGCTGCCATTTCCTTATCAAAACTAGCCAGTGAGGCATTACCTGCTGGCATTACTGTAGCTACTGCCAACTTGGTCGATGCTAATGTCACCACAGCAAAGATTGCTGATGCGGCTGTGACTGCTCCAAAGCTAAATGGAGCGCAGACTGGATCGGCTCCAGTGTTTGGTGTCCGAGCATGGGCAAAATTGAATCCTTATGTGAGCAGCATTCGCACTGGTGCATATAAATCTGGCAACTACACAAGAACTGCCACGGAAACAACTGTTACCATGACTGATCATGGTCTTAAGGCTAATGACAAAATTCGATTAGACTTTACTAGCGGCACTGCAACTGATGGGTTGTATACAGTTACATCATCCGCCAATGCGAATGAGTTTGTTGTAAACCATACTGGATCTTCGACCTCTGGAAATGTTACTGCTCAGTTTGTAGCAATCCAAGCATCTGGGAATATATCTACAGCGTCATGGTTTGATACTGGTGATGATACAATTGTTTTGAATTTCGCAACCCAAATGCCTAATGATGACTATGCTTCAATTGTAACAGGTCAATTTTTCCCTGGCGCATGGGCTACTACTACAAACGAATATACAGTAGGTAACACGCAAGCAAATACTGTTTATCAAGCACACATCTATATGAATCAACCAAATAGATTTATTAATGTAGTAATTATTGGATGAACCCTTACCTAAAAATTGCATCTAGTCTTTATGAAAAAATCAACACAGACTTCCAAGCACTTATTGGCTGGCATTTGTCTTATGGGATTGTTGTTTCTTCTCCTTATTTTTTTGCACTGGGGTTCCACGTTAAAAGTAGCAATCTGGAAGAAGCTGTTGCATTTGAAGACTCTGATACGCTATACGTCACTATGTGCTGTGGCAGCATGGCAAGTGCGCTCACGCCATTTAAGGACAACTATAAATACATTGCTTTCAAACGAGACTTCAAACAGTCAAGTCGTGACCGTTTGCTAAACATGAAAAAATTCTACTCTAAACTGTAACACATTATGGGATCAGCACCAAAAGTTAAAGCTCCGAAAATGGATATCTCCAGCGATATTCGGCAATACGTTTCGGGAATGTCGCAATCTCTGCCGCAAATTTTTTCGCAAGAGCAAAAATTCCGTCCACAGTTCCAAGGCTTAAACCTTAGTGATATTCAATCATTCTTAAGTGGAACAGGTGATCAACAAGGTTTGTTTGGTCTTAGTAATCAAGCAGCACAACAAGCTGGCATGGGACTTGGTGAAGCTAGAGGTGCCGAGTTAGAGCAGATGACTGGACAAGCAGGATTAACCCGTGGGTTAATGCAAGCATTGTCTCCAGAGCAAGCTGCTGCTGTGCAAGGATTTAGCAGTGAAGCAGATCGAGCATTTGCTGCATCTCAACGTATCAGTCCAGAGGAACAACGTGCATACCAGCAAACTGCGCGTGAAGCAGCATCTGCGGCTGGCAGAATTGGTGGCAATGCTGCCATCGCTTCCGAGATTATGGGGCGCGAGGATATGTTTGCTCGCAAACGCGCCGAGGCATCACAAGCTAGGCAGAATGTCTACAATGCCGCGCAAGCCTTCTACACGCAACCTGGTCTTGGATTGTTAAGCACTGCGCCATTGGCGTATCAACAAGGTCAGCAATTTATCAATACTGGTCTGGGTGCTATTGGATCAGGAACACCACAGTTGTTTGACACATCTGTTGGGCTGAATCTTGGTGCTGCTCAACGATCCAATCAACTTGCTGCTGCCTCTGCTAATGCACAAGCAAAAGCAGCGCAGAATGCTGGAATCATGGGCGCACTAGGTAGCATTGGTGGTGCTGCATTTGGAGCAGGTGGAATGTTTGGAAGATAATTAAATCATATGGCTATTTACGGAAAAGGACAAATGCTGGGTTCAGGAATCAACCCTGAGTCATTCAAACAAGATTTCAGTGGATTTGCTAATGCAGCAGCAATCCAAGCCCAGGGTCTTTCTAGTCTTGGGCAGAGTATTGGTGGAGCGATTCAGGACTACGGCGAGATGAAGCAAGAGCAGAAAAGGGTAGATGCCATGAACAAAGCGGCATCTAAAGCTATTGAATCTGCTATTACTCTTGGCAAGTCTTATCAAATTAGCGGAGTTGAAGAAACACTTCAGCCATTTCTTGCTGCTGCAAACGATCCAAGCCTAAGTCCTATTGAAAAAGCTGCGTTGCTTGATGAAGGCAAGGCAATGATTCCAAATGTGTTTGGTAGGTTCGATAAGAATCAAGCAATGCTGATTGAGCAAGCTCAAAATGAAGCAGCAGCAGCTAGAGCAGCAACTACATCAAATAGACCAATGACATTAGCTGAAATAGCAATGGGAGGCGGCAAGCAGCAAGTTATGCTAGATCCTACTACTGGAGTAGCTAAACCAATTACTTTGCAAGGATTTGATGGGCAACCACAGCAAGCATCTGCCTTGGGTAATTTGCCACAACCTCTTCAACCTTACGCTAAAACATTTGAAGAAGCTGGAGCTAAGTATGGAGTTCCTCCTGCATTATTAGCAGCTATTTCAATGCACGAAACTGGTGGTGGGACATCGTCAGCTTTTCGTAATAAAAACAACGCAATGGGGATATCTAATTCATCTGGTCCTATTCAAGTTGCAAAAGTTGAAGACTCTATTGAAAGAATGGCTAACTTGCTTGGTCAAGGCATTAACCAGAATACTGGTCCATATGCAGGTGCCAAAACAATTGAAGATATTGGAAGAATTTATGCTCCTGTTGGTGCAAGTAATGACCCAAGAAATCTTAATCCTGCATGGTCACAAGGTGTGACTTCTCAACTTCAGAAGTTGATGCAAACGCAGCAACCAGCAGCAACTGCTGCACAGGAAAGAATTGGATTTACTCCAGATAAACCAGAAAAAACTGAAACATGGCGTCCAGCAACGCCAGAAGAGTCTGCTCCGTATGGTGGAATGCCTGGGCAAATTAGTAGCACTGGTAAATTTATTCCAATCAATTTGCCTAGTGGATTCTCGATCGAACAAACTCCAGAAGGCGGATTAAAAGTTGTCCAAGGAGCCGGTGTTGGTGGCAAGACAGAAGGAGTTGCAAAAGCTCAGACCGCAATGAAAGAAGAATCATTCAGGCTGAACCAAGCAAACACCGAAGAAGCATTTGCGCGACTTGATACGGCAGGAACTAATAATCCAGTTTTTGCGGCAGGAAATGCATTGCTTGCCACGGCTTTACCAGCGTCAGAAGTGGGTGAACTTGAAGGATTCTACACAAGGATTAATGATGAAAACTCATTCATTAAAATGAATCAACTTAGAGCAAGCTCTCCTACTGGCGGTGCTGCTGGAACCATGACTGAAAAAGAATGGCCTAAATTCCAAGGAAGATTCTCTCCTCTAAGAGTTAATGCTAAAAAAGACACCATCGCTAAATCTCTTAGCTTGAACTTGCTGAATGCGTTTGAGGCGACCAATGGCACTCCAGATGATGTAATCAAACTTCTTGAGGATAAGAAAATCGACCAAGCAACATTTGATAATTACGTCCAAGAATATCTTACCAATAGAAAAATTGCGCGAGTTGGTGAAGATGGCGTTGAGGGGGCTTCGTATGATTGGACTAAGATCAACAAAGACTTGCTCAAGAAATCCACTACTAATAAACCAGCGGAAACAGGGGTAGGATTAAGCCCAGAAGCGCAGGACATCCTAAAAGAACTTAATATCAATGAGTGATCTCCAAAAGAACAAAGACATAATTGCAGAAGATATCAAAAAACTTTCCCGTGGGATTGTTGAAGCTGGCAATCGATATAAAGCTGCTCAAGCTGCTGGAAAACTTGATGAAGCTCAGTCTTATGTTGATATGATCAGAAAGCTGAATGATCAAGAGAACTTGCTTCAAGGTCAGTATGTTCAATTGGTAGAAAAAGAAAAGCAACCAGAACTAGAAAGAATTAGCGCACTTCGGCAAGAGCTTGAAAAACCAATGGCTGCTCCATCACCCAATTATCTGGGTATGTATGGCAGCATGGGGAATATGCGTGGCACTCCAGTATACGACACTTCACAACCTTCTGTTGAAGAGCAACAAGCAAGAAAACGCGAAATTATTGGAGAGCTTTATAAAGCACCACTTGGCGCAGGAGGGATGGAGGCAGAACAGCTTCCTGCTGGTGTAAGAGGAGGTGTAGGCGCATTGCCTACTCCAGAATCTGAACTTGAGTATCTGAAGATGCAGTATCCTGATGCTAGAATTACTCCAATGAGCGTTGGAAATAGCACGGAGTTCTTAATCAAGACCAAGGATGGCAAAACATTTACCACGCTCGATATGGGTTTTGCTGGTTTGGGTGGAGCAGCTGCTGTAGAGGCACCCATTGTTGTTGGATCTACCGCAGCAGGGATCGCTGCTGCGCTTGCAGCAAAAAGCCCTGCAGCTGGCACTGCTGCTGCAGCTGGAACCGAAGCTGTTCTTGGAACTGCTGCTGATATGATTACCCGTGCAGCACTTGGTATGCCTCAGAACATTGGTGAGAACGTCATGCGCCGAGGCACACAAGCAGCAATTGGCGGTGCTTTGGGTGCAGTTGGTGATGTGGCAATTCCTGCTGCGAGAGCAGTAAGAATGCCTGGTGGTTTCGCTAATGAATTCATGCAGGAGTATGCTAAATCTGCACAACGTCTTGGCTTGCCTGAAGCAGTGCCTCCTGGTGTTCAATTTGGTCCGAAAGGATTAGAAGGAGCGCAGGAACTTGCTGGAGACTTCCCCTCATCTCGATTAGGTGGCAGATTGCGCACAGCACAACAAGACCTTCGTAAAATTTTTGATCCTTTAGCAAAAACTGCCACGACAAGCCCAGGGGATTATGCTGCTGTTGCTTTCAAACAAAAACAACAAAGAGACGCACTTGCATCTCAAATTGCTGCCAATACTAATCAGAACAAAACAATTGTTGAAGGAGCAGTAAATCGATTGCTTGCGCCTAAGCAAGTAGCTGACATTGACAAACTGGGTGGATTTTTGCGAGACACTATTAAAAAGGCAGAGGATAAAGCCATTGAAGATACTACTCAGCAATATGACTTCATGGCACAACTTGCTGATGATGCGGGGTTTCAAATAGAAGCAAGAGAGCTTCTTGATCTCCTTCCTGATATTAAAGCCAGAATCAATCCTGGAGGAGCATTTGACAGAACGGCAGTTGCGCGAGTAGAAGATGATCTTCGACGAGTCAGAGATGCTCCCGTGCTGATTGCAGATTTGCGCAAACAACTTAGCCGAGAAAAAAATTCAGGTCGCAAACAAGATCTAGCAAATCAAATCAGAGATCTTGAAGCAATTAATAAGCCACTGGATTTCAAAGGTTTTGATGCGTATATCAGAAGATTCAATGATGCCAGACCAGACAGTGCTGTTGGTGGTCAAACAAAAGATGTATTTGGTCTGCAAATCTCCAATGAGCTTTCTGCTTTAAGAAGAGATATTTACAATCAAACACCAATTTTCCGTCCTGACGGATCTACCGGCACATTAGGTGATGAATTCACAAAAGCTGCAGATCTTGTTCGCAATAGAAATGCATTTGAAAAAACAACTTTAGGTGGAATTCTGAGAGATGTTGGAGGCGAGGATGTGGCAACACGACGAGATGTCGTAAGGATTGCAATGAAAGATCCCGACACCATGAGCAGAGTCTTGACTGCGGCACAGGGACTAGAAGCAACAACTCCTGGGATCACACAACAACTCAGGGATGGTATGCAGACCCAATATATGAAAGATATTGGCATTGGAACTCAAGGGAACATTACGCGACTAGAGTATGACCAAGGAATCTTGAATACCTTGTATGGTGCTGATGCTGGAAAGATCTCTAGGGGATTAGATACTTTGAATGAAAAACTTTCCACCATACAGGGAGTAAGCATTTCTGATCTCAGCAGAAGTGATTTGACACAATTGTCATCGGCTTTAAGTAAAGCTGAAAGAAAAGCAGTTGCTGATCAAATTATTGAAAGAGAAAAAGTCAAAAAACTGGAAGAACAGTTAGTTACTTCTGAAATATTTCAAGCTGCCAAAAAAGGTAATTTTGAAAATATTGATCCAGATTTGTTGTCGAATTCTATTTTTTCCAATGCAAGCACTATTCGGGATGTTGAGATTGCAATGGCGCAACTCAATAAATCGTCAACACCTGCTAGAAATCTTTATCGAACTGACTTCCTAAGAATCTTTCTTGATAAATACAATGGTGGAGTGCCATCCGCTGGTGCGCCATATACTCCATTATTTGATGTGGATAGGTTTCTTGCTGACTATGGCACTCCTGGGAAACCTACTGAATTAGGCAAGAAGGTTAATACAGTTCTTGGCTCAGATACTGGAACTCTTCTTTACGATATCGCAAAACTTTACCAAGGAAATACCATTAAAGAGCTTTCCAAGAAGGATGTTAATTTGAGAGCTGTTGCAAGCACTCAAGCACTGAGTGTTCTGTTTCCTATTGCCAAAATGACTACTTCTGCAAGAAATAGATTCTTGGCAGAGTCACTTGCAAATGGAAGCGAAAGATATGGTTTGCGTGCTTCTCTTGCCAGAAACGCACTGCCTGGAGAGGTTAATGATGCTTACATGAAAATGTTCAAGGGAGCATTCAAAACTCGACAAGGGCTTACATCACTTGCAAGGATGGCATCTGGTGACCCAGAGTTTTCCGCTGAACTTGAACAAGCGGCAAAAGACTTTGAAGAACAAGAAAAACAAAACTTGCCTCCTGTGAGAAAGTAAGCTCTGATTCCATCGCTATGAGCGAAGAACAACTACAGAAACTGAAAGAAACCTACTACGACGATCGTCCTGATAAGAGTGAGTGGTTTCTAGAGGTGCGTGAACGTGCCAAGTCTTTGCCTCGTAATCACATCGAGCATTACGCTCCACACAAGGCGGCATTGGCATTGTTCCTATTATCTCAGGGAGCTAGAATCTCTGAGATATCCAAGAAGACAGGTGCTGGTCGTGATGTCATCCGTGGACTGGAGTGGAGGCATAGCGACACCTTGGAGACGAAGCGCAAGGAATTCTCCATGCGATACGCGATTGCGGCTCAGGAATATACCGATCTGCTCTTTGAACGTGCCAATCAACTGTTCGATGACCCAGACAGTCTTGCCAAGATCTCCCCTGAGAAGCTGGCAATCACAGTCGGCATCCTGACCGATAAAGCTGCGCAGTTGACCGGCATGGCGACCACAGTGGTCGAGCATCGTAAAGGCGCAAGTCTCGATGATGCCGCGAAGCTCATCAATGAGGCGAAGTCTCGTATTGCTAAAGGCAAAGTAGTTGACGCAGAGATCATATGATTTGGAGACAACATCAGATACTCAAGCCTCCTACAGATGAGGAGATTGCCGAGATGACACCAGAAGAACTGTTGTCAATCCATCGCGTCTACCATGAAGCAATTGAGAATGCCGAAAAAGACCCATACCAATATGGCTTCCGTCTTCCTCACTGGATTAAAGCCGAGGAGCAACTCAAGGAAGTCAATGAGATCTTGGCACTTGGTGGAAACCGATCGGGCAAAACCCAATGGGGCGCATTTTCCGTAGTCCGTGCTGCAGTCGAGAATCCAAACTCTGAGATCTTCTGCTTCGCGCAGACATCCGAGGTGTCGATCCGTCAGCAACAAAGCGCAGTCTGGGCATGGTTGCCAGAGTATCTGAAGACCAAGTTCACCAGCGCAAATGCTTACATCTCCTACAAGAAGAAGACAGGATTCACTGACTCCTCGCTGATCCTCCCAAATGGATCACAGATCATCTTCAAGACCTACTCGCAGTATCAGAACAACCCAACAATTCTAGAGGGTGCCGAGCTTGGATCTCGAAACCCTGTGTGGCACAACATCGGTGTGTGGCTGGACGAGTATCTTCTTGGTCCTGAGCTAATCACTACCCTACGCTTCCGTCTGGCGACTCGTAACTCCAAGATGCTTGTGACGTTCACACCCATCGATGGATGGACTGAAGTCATCAAGGAATATCTTGACGGTGCAACCACCATCGAAAGTCGTGAGGCAGAATTGCTCAATAATGAGTTGGTTCCCTACGTCCAGAAGTCCAAGAAGCTGAATGCGTCCGTGCATTACTTCCACTCGAAAGACAATGCCTTTGGTGGATATGAGCGCATCAAGGAGACGCTACAAGGCAGGAGTCGGGAGGAGATCCTTATCCGCGCCTATGGTGTGCCGATGAAGTCACACGCTACCAAGTTCCCGAAATTCAACAAGGTAGTCAACGTGGTCGAACCCGACAAGATTCCGAAGCACAATGTCACCAGATACCACATTATCGATCCTGCTGGAGCCAAGAGTTGGTTTATGTGCTGGATTGCCGTGGACGAGTCTGGGACAATGTGGGTGTATCGTGAATATCCTGGAGTCGATGTAGGTGACTGGGCAGAGTGGAAATCTGGCAAGTGGATGCCTGGAGAGGGAGCGAAGGGCAAAGGTTATGGCATCCGAGACTATGTGGAACTAATCGAGGAAATGGAAGGCGAAGAGGAGATTTTTGAACGACTAATCGACCCTCGCCTTGGTGCAGCCAAATATCAGGTGCAAGATGGTTCCTCATCGATCATCGAGGATTTGAACGATGCTGGCATGGTGTGCATTCCAGCCCCAGGTCTTGATATCGATGACGGATTGCAAGCTCTGATCGGGAAAATGGCATGGGATACAACTAAACCGTTGGATTCCGTCAATCGTCCCCACTTCTACGTTAGCTCCGAGTGCGAGAACATCATTCAAGGATTGTCAGAATACACCGGTGAAGGCGGACTAAAAGAGGCATGGAAAGATGTTATTGACGTTTTGCGCTATGCTGCTATTTCTGGCATCGATCACGTTGATGAATCTGTGAGTCTAGTTACAATCCAAGGAGGTGGAGGTTATTAATATGAGTGCGAAAAAAGAACCAAAAAAGCGAGGCAGACCAGCAAAAGTCGCAAAACCGATTATTGAGGATCTGCCCCAAGAGCCATTGAAAGCAATGATTATCGGAGTTTGCCATAATCCTACATGGGTGAGAGCAAGAATCGATGGATTTAGCGTAAATGTCAAATGTCCTGCCAATATATCAAAACGCTTGATCGGAAAGCAAGTTGATGTTATTCTCGTTACTTCCGAACTTGAAGATTACTACCAATACCTAGCATGAATGACGTTCAACAAATAGAAGACGAGTCACTTATCTACCTTGATAAGAAACCCGACATTGGTGCGTTATCCAATGCTTATGACACCTGCTTGGTAGATCTTGATTACTACTTTGAATCCTGTCTGCGTTCTTACAATGACCGCAGAAACATCTGGGATGGCAAGTCTGATGACCTTCGCAAGAATGGCGCAAATGCCTTCCCGTGGCAGGGTGCTTCCGATCAGGAAGTGAATGTCATCGGTGAGCGCATTGATCTGTATGTCGCGCTATTCGACCAAGCACTTTCTCGCTCGCATATCAAAGCGTTCCCGACATCGATGGCAGCAATGCCCAAGGCAGCAGTTGTCTCTGGCTTCCTAAAATGGATGCGATCGTCCTACATTCCTGACTTTAAGCGTCAAATGGAGCTTGGTGGGAATTATCTGATGGAGAAGGGAATCATGGTGACTTATGTCGGCTGGAATCGTGAGAAGCGAACCTACCTGCAAAGCGTCAACCTGCGCGACATCGAACAAGCATCCCCCGAACTCGTCGAGATGATCTTGAGCGAGCAAGACGATGAGATGCTCATCGAAATGCTGCAAGGTTCATTCCCTGATCTTTCCAAGAAGCGAGCAAAGAAAGCAATCAAATCCCTGCGCGAAAAAGGAAACGCAGAGATCCCACTTGCTCGTCAAACGGTAGACTGCCCTGTCGTCTACTCCTGCGCTCCCGATGGTGAAGTCATGTTCCCATCCTACATCTCAGATCCACAACGCGCACCATACATGTTCTGGCGAACATTCCTAACTTCTCAGGAGCTTGAGAAAAAGGTGACCAACGAAGGATGGGATCGTAAGTGGGTGGACTACGCTATTGAGAACCTCCGAGGAAAAGACTCGATGTATCTCGATGGCGAGAAAGTCAAAACGCAGACTCGCCTCCCGATCACCGACGATAATGACCTGGTTATGGTGGTCTATGCCTACCAGCGTCTCATCGATGAGGAAGATGGTTCCGAGGGAATCTACTGCACGGTGTTCCATCCACAATCCGATGGTTATGCCAAGCATGAACTGCTCAATGGCTACGACGACTACCCATTCGTGGTAACTCGTCTGGCGAACGACCAGAAGCGCATGTATGAGGTGCAAACCTTCTCAGATATTCTCCGTGGTCCCCAAATGCAGATTAAGACCGAGAGAGACAGTCGCATCGATCGTGCGTCACTGGCAACATTGCCGCCGATCATGCACCCTGCTGGTCGTCCTCCATCAGACTGGGGTCCTGGG